GAATACACTTGGGATTTAGAAGGTGAAGAAAGACGTAACATTCCTCTTCGTGAAGCTAGAGATGAAGATGGTAGCGTAATTGATTCTACTTATGGTAATGTAGGTCGTAATGGCGCACCTTTCTACCTAGTATTTGAAGAAGATATGTTCCACGATGGTGAAGTACTTTGGGGTAACCTAAACGAAACCTATCCAATGCGTGTTCTTGCTGACCCTCGTTTTGAAGGTTCCCTTGCTGTTTATAAGGTAACTCTTATGAACGGTCGTAACGATGGTATTCCTGCAGAACGTCTTCTAGCTGGTGAAAAGTTCTCGTATGCTTATGCTCCTGTTGAAAGAGAACTTTCTCGTAAGGTTGGTGGTGTTTCTCATTCTACTCCTATCTCGATGAGAAACGAATTCACTACTGTTAGAATTTACCACAAGGTTGCTGGTAACAAGAAGAATGTTAAGATGCCTACTCCTTATGTTATCTCTACTCCTGCAAATGGTAACAAGAGATTCAATATGTGGATGGACCGTGAAGAATGGGCAGTAGAGCGTAAGTTCAAGGAATATAAGAACAACGCTATGGCATTCTCTACTTCTAACAGAAATGCAAATGGTGAATATACTGACTTCGGTAAGTCTGGTAATCCTATCAAGGTAGGTGCTGGTCTATTCGAACAGCTTTCTTATGGTAACACTGTTTACTACTCCAAGTTCTCTCTTGAGATGTTAGAAGAAGCTCTTATTTCTCTTTCTCTAAATAAGAAGGAGCTTAATAACAGAATCTTCGTTATGAAGACTGGTGAATTTGGTGCGCTTCAATTCCACAAGGCTGTGCTTGATACTACTTCTGGTTGGACTGTTCTAACTAACAACAACCCTGCAGTTATCTCTAAGGTTCAGTCTAAGATGCATATGAACAGCTTAGCTGCTGGTTTCCAATTCACTGAATTCCGTGCGCCTAACGGTATCGTACTTAAGGTTGAAGTAGACAAGATGTATGACGATGACAAGAGAAATAAGATTACTCACCCCAATGGTGGTTATGCTTTCTCTTATCGTTATGATATTTTCGATTTAGGTTCGCACGAAGATTCTAACATTAACAAGGTTGTAGTTGAAGGACAGGATGAAGTTCGTTCTTTAGTTATCGGTGTTAGAAATCCTTGGGCTGCTGTTACAGCTTCGTTCAATTCTGTTAATGGTTATATCCAGTCTGCTCACGATGAAGACTCGGCTTCTATCCACAGAATGGCAGATGTTGGTGTTATTGTTTATGACCCAACTAGAGCTGTATCATTTATCCCATCTATTTTAGAATAATAATATATAAAAATTGAGAAGAACTATGGCAAAGAAAATGGCACAAGTGGATTCACTTGATAATGATATAATGGAGGATGTAGTACCCGTAATTGATGAGGATACTAACGAAATGTACATAGAGAATAGACAGGCAATTTATGGTGACACTAGACCTAAACTCAAGAACTGTCTTAGTAATCAGACTATAAAGGTTTCATTTATAAAGAGAGAAACACCACTAGTAAAAAATAAGAATCACATTCTATATGGTGGTAAGTCTGCAAATGCTTATATTCATCTCTGTGTACCACTCCTAAAGAATGGTCATTATGTGAATGTATTAACCAAGGATGAAAAGGATTACCTTGAATATATAATGGGTCTTCCTAACAATGCTCTTTCGGTATTCAAGAAGGAAAACAATTATTGGGACAATTATAAAATCGTGCTTACCACAGAAGGTATTAGGTTGAAGCTCGATAATCCAGAGGACTATATTAAGTACAAGGTTCTCTTAGCCAATAAGAGTAAGGTTTGTCCTTCTAGAGCTGAATTCGAAAGAAACCCTAAATCTGAATATGAATTCATAATTGAAGACGAACAGGAAGCAACAAAGGTAGAAGCTAGAAAGATTTCACTTGTTACTAAGGCTTACAGATTACTTGATAAGAACTTTGATAACAAGGAAGTACTTAAGACTATTCTTTCTATACTTACTACTGCTAACATTGATAGTAACACTACTATTGAGTTTATCCAATCTCGTCTCAATGAACTTATTCAGAAGGATGCTAAACGATTCATTGATGTTGCAGAAGATGAATACCTAATATATAAGGTACTTGTAAGAAAGGCTCACGAAGCTAAACTTCTTAGCAACAGAGGTGGTTTCTATTACCTTAAGTCTGATGGAACACCTCTAGCACCCAAGGGACAAGACCCTGATATTACAAACGCTGCTATTTTCTTATCTAAGCCAGAGAATAGTGAACTCAAGTTTAAGTTAGAAGCAGAAATAGACAGAATTAATGAATCTAATAGATTTTAGTAGAGAGTTCGATATTCTGTATAATAACATTAATAGCAATGAAGCTCCTGGAGTTACTGAGTATGAAAAGAGTGTTTTTCTTACTCAGGCTCAGGAAGCTTTAATACTGGATATAGTTCAAGGCAATAAAATTGAAGGAGTAGAAGATACTGAGTTACTGAAAGAACAGCTATCTAAGCTTACTGCTGAAAAGTATTTAATCAAATCTTCATCTAGTATTCCTACTATTAGTTCATCGTCTATTCTATACGAACTGCCTGAAAACTTATTACATATTCTGTACGAACATATACTTAAAAAGGTAGATGGTTGCCCAGATTTAATAATTCAAGTATTACCTACTACTCACGATAAAATCTTAAAGCTATTAAGGAATCCTTTCTCGGGTCCTTCTAAACAAGCCTTGAGATTAAATGTAGGTCATAATTTAATTGAGGTTATAACAGATAAGAACATAAATACTTCAGATAAATACTTTATAAGGTATATTAGATGTCCTAGACCTATTGTATTAGAAGACTCTGAACTTCCTGTGGTAGGTTATAGTGCACCTCAAGAATGTGAATTACACGAATCGTTACACAGAAATATACTAAGTAGAGCAGTAATTCTAGCAAAACAAGTGTGGTTAAATTAAAAAATATAATACAATAATATGGGACAAACTTCAAGACAAGTTAGACACTACTATGTGGCTAACAAATTTGAAATAGCTGATGGCTTCACTGCCGATAAGCACCTAGATACTAAGGGTGACTTAGGTGAGATGAAGGCTTTCGTAAACGACTCCAAGAATCACCTCTACTTCGAATATAGAGGTCACGGTGGGGTAACTCGTTCAGACCTTATTCCTATTAGCAATATTGAGTATATCAATCTATCTAAGAAGGAAGACCTTAGAATAAAGCTTGCTGGTAAAAAGATTATTTTCCCAGATGCTGGTCACAAGCAGAAGTTTAGTGTTAATGTTAAGGTTTCTGGTATAAAGAATCTTAATGAATCTGACCCCCTACAGGTTATAGCTCATTATGAAGATGATGGCGCAGGTAGCTCTAATATAGAGTGGATAGCTGGTGTAGCTATTCATCTTGCTAAGGGTGCTGAAAAGACTCTTTTCAATTCTGTTGAAATCTTTGTTTCTGATTCTGAAGACCCTAAGACTTTAGGTACCCTAACTCTAGTAAAGCCTACTGATACATTAGAAACTGTTTCTAATCTTAGACCAAAGGCAATAGTTGTAAAGGAAAATAAGCCAGAACCTTGGAATGAATTTAACAGAGTTCGTAGAATAATGTTAAATGTCGATTCTTTCGTTAAGGAAGGTACAGGTGCTACTATAGTTAATGCTCCTTTCGACTATACTCAAGCTGAAAACTATGTAGGTGATGGTATTCTAGTTAAGGATGATGAATACTTCTATCTTGGTGTTAGAGGCAACCTTTATCCTTCTTGCTCTACCTATATCGGTGCTTCTCTAGGTGTTGCTGATGAAACTCAGGAATATGATGTTCTTGATATTCACTACTCTCACATTGACAGTGGTAATACTTCTTACAAGTCTGAAAAGGATATTACTATTGCAGGTAAGAAGGCAGAGCTTGAAACACTACTAGAAAAGCTTAAGGGTGCTAAGGAAACTACTATTGTTAGTCCTACCGCTCCTAAGAAGGGTCCTTCTCTTGAGGAATGCTAAGATAAGTTTCAATAATATAATAGGGGGAAGACTTAATTGTTCTTCTCCCTATTTTTAATTTATAGGTTATGGTTGTTTTTAATGAATTGCTGGTTAAACCAGAGAAGCTTATAATAGATACTTCCATTGAAGATATTTGCTATTATAGGGATATGTTTATAAAGAGCATAAGGGTATCTGATATAAAGGGTGAATATAAGTATGAGTACAACGTAACTAAAGTTCCTGAAGTTTTAGATTCTTTTTGCAAGGCTTTCCACGGAGTAGTACCTAAGAAAGATGAAGTGGTTGATAAGAATGATGTGACTACTTTAAAAAGGAAAAGAGTCAGGCTAGAATTAAAGGACAAAGATTTAGGTATTCCCAATCTATATGATTATCTATTTATAATTGAGGTAGAGGTTGATGGTATTCCAGACCCAAGCACTCCTTGTAATATGGATAATAAAATAGATACAGCTTATACTTATTATGTCAAAGATTTGTATGATAAATCAATGAACTATATTAAAGATAGTAAAGACATTAATATGGGGTTTGTTGATTTCATACTAAAAAAGAAAGCTTTAGACCTGGCATTACAATGTGGTAATACGGCTAAAGCTGAAGAGTATTTTGATTTACTTAGAGATAAGAAAGGTAGTGTAAACTTTAAAAAGAAATGTGGTTGCCATGGATAATAACTTTGTTTTAGATGTAATAGATAATTACTTCAAGCAACTTTATTCTACTGGAAGCACCTCATTACAAACACAAAGGAAGATGTTAATTCTTACTCATATTCAGGAAATGCTTTGTAGTATTTTTATGAATGAGGAGGACTATAAAGCTATATTCAAATACTTAGAAAACATCTTTGGAGATTGCTTAATTCCTTACCCATCTTACAGACAATTTATCAATGATAATCCAATGGAATCTAGACTAAAAGCTAGGTCTTCTGAAGATGGTGTAATACGAGTAGACCACGCTAAAAACGTGCGAGTTGCGTTAGATTAGTTCAAACTTAAAATCCTGTATACGAAGTAAAAAAACATTACTTTTGTATATAGGATTTTAATTTTATAATTATGACTACTTA